CTTTTGATTTTTGGCAGGGTGCAAACTTCAAACTGAAATTGAAGAAAGTTGCAGGTTACTGGAACTATGATTCGTCTGAGTTCGCAGCACCTAGTGCTCTGCTTGACGATGATGATGCTCTTGAAACAGTATGGAAGAAGCAGTATTCTCTTGCTGCACTGACTGCTGCGGATCAGTTCAAGTCCTATGATGATCTTGATAAGCGTCTGAAGATGGTTCTCGGTGCAAAACCAGCACGTCGTTATGATGAAGAACTTGAGGATGAGAGTGAAGGTCGTGGTTCATTCACACCTGATTTTAAGTCCAAGGCACCCGAAGTAGAACCAGATATCACTCCTACACGTAACAGTGAGGATGAAGATGATGCTCTGTCATACTTCCAAAAACTAGCAGAAGATTGATTACTGGAACAGTCTGATATTTTCTCCTCTCTTTAAGGTTCTGCTCATGTATTGGGTGGAACCTTTTTCATACTGCATCATTTCTTGAAGGTCATCTTTCACGATGTTTAGATATCTTGATTCAAGTAAAAATATATTTCTTCTTTCTGTTTGTATTTTTTCTTCGTATTGATAATTGGTGATGGTAGAGACCGGATACTTAGTAGTCATCCCTTCTATCTGGTCATCAAAAAATGAGACCGAGAAGTTTGAATCAACTTCTAATCCTGCAGGAACAATCTCTGCTCCTAAAGTATTAGTTACCCGAGTGGTTTCATAGTGATGAGCAGCATTTATATTATCATATGTTTGATATTTTTCTAACAAATAGTTTTCAAAATTAAACTGTGTCATAGGCCATTCGCTATACACATTGATAATATTATTACAGGTTAAAACCAACCAATCTAAGGTTGAGTCTCCATAGAAATCATATGCGACATTATCAGGACGATCATCACCTTTTATTTGATACTTAGTAAAGATAGATACATCTTGAAAAATATCTTCCCTTAACTTTCCTCTTTTAAATAAATTTTTAACAGTAATATAATCTGATATCTTAGCATCCGGAAGTCTGCTAACATAATCAAAATCTGGGATTTGACTGAAATAGTTTGACATTAGAATCCTACAATATCAAGATTGTCTCCTTCTACATCATATTCATCGTTAAAGATTGGTTCAAGTTCATTAAATGTCATTGACATCTGATACTGAACAGGAGTGCCGTCACTATATGTTGCATAGTTTCCTGTCGGAGTATAATCAACATTAAATCCAGTCATCGCACATTCCTTAAACGCATTTAGACCTTTATGTAGACCTCCGTCTACACCTCTATGTAGGTAAGTAAGTCCATATGTATTTGGTGATTTTAAAAATAAATTACTTTTACTTCTTATAGGCGACATTGATTGTTTAAATGTTCTTATAATTTGTCTCACTGCCTTTGCTTCAGCCTCTGATCTTGGTGACAAGAAAAATGAAAAAGAGAAATTTCTTAATGATGGACCACTAAACAATAATTCCATATTGGGATTCATCACCATCCCTGTTGTCCTCTGAAGAATTTGTTGTCCTTTACCTGCTGCCTTTCCCGCAAAATATGCTGCTATTGCTTGTTGCATATCATCAGGATTATTTTTTACAAAATTAACATATTCTCCTGCCGCATTGATTCCCTCTCCCGGACCTTGAGTAATTGTCTTAAGTGCTACATCTGCCTTGGCAATATCAACGGCATTCATCTTGTCTCCACCACCCCAATCTACAGTTTTTGTATCAGATATACCTGCGGGTATTGGAAGTATAACGGATCCTATACTTTTTCTACTATCAGAATTTCTTGCTGCATTACTAGCATAAACTGCCTGTCCTCCACCAGTTGAAAATTGTTGAGGCACATATTCATAGATATCAAATTTTATAATATCTTGTTTTGATTTTTCGATATCTATAGGATATCGAAAGTTACCATATTGTATTCTTGTGCCTCCTGCACTAGCAACTTCATTTATATTATTAAGAGTTGCTGGGTTTGATGATGCATTATCATTATCATTATCAGCATCGTTAGATTTTCCTGCTATAGCTTTCGCATTATCTTTACCAACATCTGTTTGTCCCCCAGCAGCTGCTTGCTCTTCGTTTGCTAATGCTGCAGTACCTGCATCATCTGCTTGATCATCTAATGTATTACTGAAAGAAGATTGTTTTACTTTTAGATTTTTTTTCTCCGCATTTGTTGCACTACTTGTAAGTTCTGATGATTCGTTTCCATTCTCATCGATAGTTATTGTTTGTATTAATACTTTATTGTTCCCCTGTGCGTCAGTTCTATATACTTCTTTTTTGAGACCACCACCGCCCAGTGTAGTTACATCGGTTTTATAAAAACCCTCTGTGCTTGATCCTGTTCCCCGTTTGATCTGATTTCGGTTTCCGGTGTAAAGTTTTACCTTACTTACTTTACTGGTAGCAGATGCCATTTTATGATCTTTTTATTTATTTAGTATGAATTTTCCATATTGTATTGATTTTAAATCATCAAGTTCTTCGAGTCTTACAATATAAACTTGACCTGCAAGTTCTTCCCAGGTGTATTGTCTATGTTCTCGATGGTGAAAGTTTATTCCACGAAATCCCCATTTAAAAACTTCTGTGACTGCAACAAGAGGATGCTGATCATATTCAATCCCAGGAGTCTTAGCATTATAAACAAAGGTACAGTATGTTCCCGCATCGGGAATAGGTGTTACAGTATCACTAAGTGCTTCCATAATCATCAGCATCTGCTCCTCTTGGTCCATAGTAGGATTGTTTATATCACTGAGGATTGGTTCGATACGATTCATTTGATTCCAAGCTCGTCTTCTGTGATGATCTTAAATTCAATTCTTCTATCAGCACAAAATTCAGAAGCAGCTTTCCACTTTGCTTTGTTTACCTCCCAGGTCTTACATTCATAGATGTATGACTGAGTAACCTTTTTTCTTTTTGCTGGTGGTTTTGTTTGCTTCTTTGGTTTAACTTCAATAATGTAGGTCTTTATTTCACCTGTACTTTCTTTTACTTTGATGATGAAGTCTGGAAAGTATTTGTGAACTCTGCGATCAACTGGAGAGATGTATGGTATATGAAACTCTTCACTACCCCATTGTAATATATTCTCATTCAAATCACACCACCTGCAGAACTTGCGTTCCCAACTGCTACGGCATATAATATTTGTAAAGTCACCTTTGTATTTACTTGGATATGAAGGTTTGTATTTACTCTTGTAACTTTCGGCCATACATAATATACAAGGTTAAAAATTATTTATAACGATGCCCACCAAAAGGTCGATATCGACTCTTAAATCAAAACTACTTCAACCAGCACTGACTTCACATTTTGAAGTTTCTATACCATCCGGAAGTGTGCCGAACGCCATTAAGATTGGCGATAAAGTTGAGCAAGACGATTTAAATTTATTCTGCACAGAGGCTACCTTGCCGGGGTCATCTGTGAACGTATTTGAAGTTAATAACGATTACACTGGAGTAACTGAAAAGTTTGCTCATCGTAAAATGTATGATGGATCAATTGACTTTACATTTTATGTTGATGCTCAAAATTATTCTGCGATAAGATTTTTTGAAAGGTGGATGCGATATACAACTGGAGAGGAAGGATCTAATAGAGATGATGGGGAAGAGAGAAAATATACAGATTACAATTATAACTATAGGATAAGATATCCAGATGGTGATGATGGGTATCGTTGTGAAGGATTAACAATTACAAAGTTTGAAAGATCGCATAAATCGCAATTGGTATATAATTTTGTAAAGTCATTTCCAATTGCTGTATCGTCAATGCCGGTCTCATATGATGCATCAAATTTATTAAAGTGTACTGTCACCATGTCGTACTTGAGATACTTTATTCTGGAAGCACTTGTAAAGGATCCACCAATACCATCAACAGTACATGTAGGCGCTCCACCACCATTACCACCAATACCAGCAGCACCAGAATTGGACTTTCCAGGTAATACAAACGCAGAAGATCAGAGATTTATTCCAACTGATAGTGCTACAGGTTTTAGGGGACAATTATTAGAAGGACTTAGAGATGCTGCAGGAAATATAGTCACCGATCTTGAAGGAAATCGTCTTTGACTCCACTAAATAATCACACTGAACACATCTATAGGTCATTATGCCTTTACCAAGAATT